CAACAGATGAAATACGTCCCGTCGGGTAGCAGTTTAAGGGCCAGTTTGTCAGGGATACCGAGTCCAGCGCGGGCGTAGTCCACCACGCTGAACCCGGCAGCCTTGACAGCCTCAACGACGGGCTTGTCGTTTGCGTCTCGTCGCGCCCGAAATCGCATTGTCCAGCCTGTCCAAAAACCAACCGTCCTTGGTCATCACAAACCCTGCCGCGTCAAACATCTCGACAGGGCGGCATATTGCCCCGACCCGCTTGTGGTGCATATACGACGAGGGGGTAGCAAACATCTGCTTGCAGTCTTTACACCACTTCTTTCGCACGGTCTTTGATCCTGTTTGCGCCACGCTCACCGTAGAAACACCAAACCATCGTCATCAGGGCAGGGTCGCCAACGACGAGTTTAGCATCGACCTCGCGCAAATGAATCGTGATGACATCCTTCAGCCACTCTAGCCGTTCGGCGGTGTATTGGTCGGTGTTGACCGTATACCTCGCCCACAGCGCATCGCAGAGTTTGAGTCGGTTGTAGGGGTTTGGCTCTAGGCTGTCCCAATGTCGGCGGGATACGCCATTGGCGTACTCCAACGCTTCGGCCTCGGCGGCGATTTGTTTTTCGGACTTGACGGGTTTTTCGATCAGGCCGTTTTTGGACTTTTTAAGGTCAAAAAGACCCTGCCAGCCATTCGCTATGCTTTGATCTACTACCGCCGCTTGATCCGCACCAAACCTCTGAAGTTTGAGTTTAGCGGCACCTTCGGACACCTCGCGGATCGGTTTTTTTATGGCCTTGCGAAAAGCCTTGTACCGTTCCCAAGCATCAACGTCTAATTCATTCATCGCTTTCCTTCCTCGCTAAACCCAATTACCCCTAAAACCGAATCGTTACTGATTCTCGTAGTGCCAACCTTTCCGGTCGCTGCCTTCGGTTGGTCGGAGTAGCACGCTAACGCGCTTTGGTTATTGGTTATTGGATATTGGTTATTGGATAGCATTGCATCTGCATTGCGTTCGTTATGCGTTCGCATACCGTTCGCATGGCTAACTCCTTGATTCCATCGCAGACTTGCGCTGGCCTTTGCCTTTTTGCTTTTTTCCTTTGCCCACAAAATTTCTTCGTCAGCGCGTTTATTTCGATACCCTTCTTCCGTCCATTGAAAAAACTCTTGCAATACCCGAGTAACCGCAGCGCGGTCGGTTTTGCTGTTGGCATGGCATATACGGAACGCTTCCTCGCGGCCTATCGGCCTTTCGGATGCGTAATACCGATCCAGTAGTAACGTATATGCGCCGTGTTCAGCGAGCGACAAATGGCCCGCGTCTCGGGCGTAGTCCCCGAGATGTCGTGGATAAAAATTCATGATAGCCCTGCATGGTTGCGTTGATCCCATGCGCGGCGGTTGACAGCCTCATAGCCCCCCGGCTATCTTCGTACCGCGCTGAAGTTGTTCAAGAAGCGTACGGGCTTCCCCTCGCCCGCGTCAAGCCCCCGAAAGGGGGTTTGTCGTTTATGGGGCCGTAAAACCGCATTAGACGGCTTTAGGGGGCTTTACCAGCCCTGCCTTGGCTTGCCACACCCTCTGCTGCGGTATCCGGCCTTGGCGTATCCAGCGGGATACGGCTGGGGCTGACACCCCAAACGCCTTGGCAATACCCGACGGGGAGCCATACGTTTTCAATGCTTGCTTGATGTCCATGTCTGTACGTTAACCGCTGTTACAATTTATTACAAGGGGGGTTGACAAAGGTTTTAACTTGTGTTAATATACGCCCATACGCTAACCACAGAGAGGTTTGTATGCCGCAGTTAATTCGCATCCCTTGGCAGTTTTACCTTGACCACTTTGAGCGGTCATTGCCAACGCCGGAAGAAGTCAAGTCAACCAAGCGACATTTGTGGATACGGGTAGACGATCCGTTTCTGGAATCGCTCCGCGCCGACGCGGAGTTTTATGCAGACCAGTTTGGCCCAGATGCCCCTTGGTTAAAAGTCAGCGCACAAGCAACGGTAAAGGCGATTAATAAAGCACTTGCATTGGTTGATAACATCGGTTAAATTAACCCACGTTGACAGACACAACCCCTACCACAGAGAGGTATCCAATGATCGCTCACTACACCGCCCGCAGACCCGTATGGCAATCCGGTGTCCTTTGGGAACTGGAAGTCGTATTTAGCATCGACAACGACGACGGCGTGAACCTTGAGGGTGCCGAATTCGTCGGATGGTACCCCGAACTCAACTCCCGCAACCGCGACTACGTTCCCGTCGGAGTCAAGATCGAAATTGGCGAAGTCAGCGGCGACTTCTACGAAATTTTGTCGGAGATGGCGATGGAGAAGTCACGTTGGGTCGATGAAAACGAAGATGGGGATTACTGACATGACTGACAAACAATTTGACGTACTGATGAAAGTCCTTCTCGCCGTCACGCTGCTTTTCTTAACGACATGGGTGCCTGATGGATACCTTTGATCGTCAACAGCAAGAGTGCGAGGAGCGGCGTTATTACGAGGAACGAGTTGTCGGGCCGTGGACGCAAGCCGAGTGGGATGCCCACAAACGTCACGCACGCGAACTTGACCAACTGATTAAACAAATACTAAACAACATTTACCGAGGACTGTCATGAGCGAACTGTTAAAAATCAACGTCAACGACCACGTTGAAAAGAAAGGCAACCTGTCGTACCTGTCGTGGGCGTGGGCGTGGGCCGAGGTGCTGAAGATTGATCCAGCAGCCCGATTTACCGTTCACGAATACAACGGGATGCCGTTGATGTATCTGAAAGACGATACGGGAATGGTGAAGGTTAGCGTAGAGATTAAGGGCGACATCAAGACTTGCGTGTTACCCGTTATGGATAACCGCAACCGCGCTATCCAGAACCCGGATGCGTTCGCGGTCAACACCGCGATCATGCGTTGCCTTGCCAAGTGCATTGCTATGTTCGGCCTCGGCCTTTACATCTACGCTGGCGAGGACTTGCCCGAGGGCGAGGTGGCCACCCCGCAAGTTGACGCTGACCTTGTAACGCTGATCGGCGGCGCGGCTACGCTCGACGAACTGACCAAGTTGTTCAAGCGGCTGACCAAAGAGCAGCGCATGGCCCACATCGACTACTTCACCGCCCGCAAAAAAGAATTGGCCCCACCGCCGGAGGTTGCGTAATGGAGCAGCGCACCGAGGAGTGGTATGCCGCTCGGCTTGGCAAGGTCACAGCATCCCGCGTGGCTGACGTTATCGCCAAGACCGCCAAGGGCTATGGCGCATCCCGCGACAACTACATGGCGCAATTAATCTGCGAACGGCTGACAGGCAAGCCCACGGAGGGGTTTAGCAACTCGGCAATGCAATGGGGTACGGAGACGGAACCCAAAGCGCGTGCGGCTTACAGCGCAAAGACCGGCGAATTGGTCGAGGAGCGAGGGTTTGTCCAGCACCCGACGATTGGCAACGCGGGAGCCTCGCCCGACGGTGTGGTGGACGATGGGCTAATTGAGATCAAGTGTCCCAACACGGCTACGCATTTGGAATACGTCCTTGAGGGCAAGCCGCCGCAAAAATACATCACGCAAATGCAATGGCAGATGGCGTGTACGCGCTCGGCATGGTGCGACTTTGTTTCTTACGATCCCCGTCTCCCCGAACATCTGCAACTGTTGGTGGTGCGCGTTCCGCGAGACGAGCAGTACATCCAAACGCTTGAAGATGAGGTCAAGTCATTTTTATGCGAATTAGAAGTCAAGTTGAGTCAACTGCAAAAGGTGAAACTGTGAATAGCAAATATGATATGTCTGGTGTCCTGTTTAAGAACGACAAGGGCGACAACCCCAAGCGTCCCGACTACCGTGGTTCCATCACGGTCGGGGGCGTGGACTACAACATCTCGGGATGGATCAAGGAGTCGCAAAAGACCGGCGACAAATTTATGTCCCTGCGCGTGGAGTCCAAGGACGCTTACAAGTCGCGTGGCGGTGGCCCAAAAAAGGCCGAACCCAAGCCGCAGCGCACGATGACCGAGGACAACTGGAGCGATCTAGAGGAGCCGTTCTAGTGCGTATCTTCATCGGCTACGACAGCCGCGAGGACATGGCGTATCAAGTTGCCAAGGAGACGCTGGAAAGACATTCCAGCGTACCCCTTGAGATCACGCCGCTCGTCCAGTTAGAACTTCGACACAAAGGATTGTATTGGCGAGAGTCTGATCCGCTGTCGTCTACGGAGTTTTCCTTTACCCGGTTTCTGACCCCGCATCTTGCCGGGTACAAAGGTTGGGCATTGTTCTGCGACTGCGATTTTCTTTTTCGGGGGGACATTGCGACTTTGCTGGACTACGCCGACGGGGCAAAGGCGGTAATGTGCGTAACGCACGACTACCGGCCTACCGAAACCGTCAAAATGGACAACAAGGCGCAGCATCTTTATCCAAGAAAGAACTGGTCATCGTTCATGTTTATCAACTGTTCGCATCCAAGTGTCAAGGCGTTGACTCCCAAGGTGGTCAACGAGCAAACAGGGATGTACCTACATCGCTTTGAATGGTTGACAGATGATCTGATCGGTGAGTTGCCGATTGCCTTCAACTACCTTGAGGGCTGGCACACGAAGGACGATTGCCCCAATCCTATCGGAGTCCACTTTACCCGTGGCGGCCCGTGGTTTAACGAGTGGCAAAACGTCGAATACGCCGCTGAATGGAACTCTGCGGCGAGCAAAATCCTACAAAGGCGGTCAGGCGCAGAATGAAGCGTTTTTTATCCCTTGGTGCTGGCGTCCAGTCCTCTACGCTGGCTTTGATGATTGCCCACGGCGAGATTGAGCCGGTAGAGGCCGCTATCTTCGCGGATACGGGATGGGAGCCGCGCAAGGTTTATGAATGGCTTGACTGGCTTGAGCAGCAATTACCGTTTCCGGTTTTGCGAGTGCAGCAAGGGAATTTAAGAATAGATACTCTGAATCGCAGTAAACACGCCGCCGGTCGTGTTGCTGCGATTCCGTGGCATATGATGATGCCGAATGGGGATCGGGCGATGGGCCGTCGCCAATGCACGGCTGAATATAAAATCTCTCCCTTATCAAAAAAGGCCCGAGAACTTGTCGGCCTTGCTCCTCGGCAACGTGCCAAAAGCGTACTTTGCGAAATGTTAATAGGCATTAGTACCGATGAGGCCGTGCGTATGAAGCCTAGCCAAGATGCGTGGAAAAAACACCGCTGGCCGTTGATTGAACTAGGCATGAGCCGCAACGATTGTCTGCGATGGATGGAGCGCAAAGGCTATCCCTTGCCGCCAAAATCTAGTTGTATCGGTTGTCCGTTTCACAGCGATGACGAATGGCGAGCAATTAAAGCCGACCCAGAATCGTGGGCAGATGCGCTAGAGGTGGACTTGGCAATCCGCAATCAGCCGGGAATGAAGGGCCAGCAGTTTATGCACCGATCCTGCAAACCGTTATCCGAAGTTGACCTATCAACGGCTGCGGATCACGGGCAAATTGATATGTTCAACAACGAGTGTGAAGGTATGTGCGGCGTATGAAGCGCATCTTTCCCAAAGGCACGGCACCCGAGGACATCGCGCACGCTGTGTTGCGGATGACGCAGCAATTGCCGACCGATAAAGCGTGGGCGGTGGAGGTTGTGGAGTGGCGTAAGCCTCGCACCAACCAGCAAAACCGCTATTTGTGGGGTGTTGTGTATCCCTCGGTGTTAGAGGCGGGCGGTGAGGCGCTTGCGGGCTGGACACGCGACGATCTGCATGACTACTTTCTCGGGGAGTGCTTTGGGTGGGAGACGCTGGAAGGGTTTGGCAGGACGCGCTCGCGCCCGATCAAACGATCCTCGGCGCTTAACAAGCAAGAATTTAGTGACTACTTGATGTTTCTAGAAACCCGGTGCGCTGATATGGGCATCATCATTCCAGAACCCAATTACGAGGGCTGACATGACACAGACTGACTTGGTGTTTGATCGCACAGAAAGCAATCGCCGCAAGGCACGCGGTATGGCCGTTGCGGCTGACCATGCGCCATATTTGCTTGGTAAGGCGCGAGAAATCGCAAAGGAAATTGCGCTGAAGCAGGGCGTTGTGACTTCAGATGATGTCAGCCTAGAACTGGCACGCCGAGGCTGGCCCGACTGCCTTGGCCCTGCTGCGGGGTCAATCTTCAAGACAAAGGATTGGGCGTTTACGGGTGAGTTCGTCAACTCTACCCGCGTTACCAACCATTCGCGCCTGTTGCGGGTGTGGAAATTACGATGACCGCCGCCGCAGAAAAAGGGCCGATCCAACGATGGGCCACACACATTGTTGTTGGGCATATGAAGAAAAAACCCGTGCGAGAAGGATACGCATGGGAACGCAACGACATTAATCAAATTGAATTACTAGTCAAATACGCAACCTTTAGCGAGGGATGTTTTATGGACGTAATTTCTTCACTCAAATCAAACTACGATGAAGCACACACGCTTTGGCAGAACTACGAAAAGAAGTTAGAGAACTTCCGCAGCATGGTAAAAAATGACGTAACGTCGTTGGAAGCAAACGCACGCAAGACAACTGACGCTGTTCATAAGATGAATAAGGCTTATGGGGATGCTATCTCTCAAATGACAAGCAAGGAGATGCAGACCGCGATTGAAAACGCTGAACGATTGGCGCGTGCAATGGAAGCATTAGCAGCAGTTCAAGCGCAAAAAATGACGTTTGAGATTGCAGATAAGAAATGAACCTACGCAAAGCCGCCAAGGGTCGCGGATGCATGGTGCGTTTAGAGGGCATCTGCAACCACAACAGCGAAACGACCGTCCTCGCGCATATCCGTATGCCGGGAATCAGCGGCATGGGAATCAAGGCTGACGATCTGCTCGGCGCGTGGGCGTGTAGTGCTTGTCACGATGCCATTGACCGTCGCAGCCACACCGACCTTGAGAGGGACTATGTGCGCCTCGCGCACCTTGAGGGCATGGTCAGAACCATCGCCCAACTACGCAAAGAGGACATCATTTGAACTTCCTCGTAGACACGCCGTACACGCCCGTATGGGTGCGTAACGAGTTCTTGTTTAACCAAGAGCAAGGCCACGGCGAGTTTACCGAGGGGGTGGTGTTTGGCTTCAGAGCCGAGCCAGCCCGCGTGCCGATGTTTCAAGTGATGTTAGCCAACGGCGCACAATGGGCGCGTATGCCCATCCATGCGCTGTGCAGTAAGCCATGCGATCCGCTACCGCTGGAGTTAAGCGTATGGTGGGACTCTTATGGCTATCATTGTGTCGTACATCAGTTTGCGTTCTTGCAGAGACACCGTGTATCAGCGTTGGGCCGTGATACGGTCATTCGCCACGGAACGTACCTATTTACGGTGGATTGGGTCAAAGACGGATGGGCCGAGATACCGGATCAACATAAAAATCATCACATCATCGCATTAAATAACGGCCCGCTTATCGCATATCCTAATAACCGTTTGCTCTGGAGCGACGAAAGTTGGATCAAGCACGGGGCAATGGAAGCATGGAAATCCCCCGAGCAGTCTTACTCTGTGGAGGCTCTATGGAAATCATCGGAATCGGATTTATAGTCTCGCTAGGCGTATGGATATATTGGAACCGTCCCAAGAGGTACAACGACGAGTGGCACCGGGTGCCGCCTCCGAACTGGCGCAGCAAGCGAGGGGGGGAATACTGGTGACTACCGATGACATTTCCCCACCGGGTGCGTGGGATGCCGAGTTAAAGCGTGCGCCGTGGGCCTACGGGCAATACAAACCGCCTACAATCGACGAGGTGCTGTGGCTGATGCGAAAGCACGGCTTGACGAAAGAGGCCAACATCGTCGCGGCAGAGTTAGCGGCGTTAAGGACGATCATCAACAACAAGTGAGGGGTCGTCTAGCGGTAGGACAGCGGACTTTGACTCCGCTAACGGTGGTTCGATCCCACCCCCCTCAACCAATTTTGAAGGGGGCAAATGCAAGGAAGTATTTGCCTCCACACTTGCAAATGCCCTCCAGCAGTCCGTTGACGCTGTCGTGCGCGCAGCCCCATCCCTTGCCGTTCCAAGGACAGCAGAACACGCAACGCTCGCAGGGTTTAGGTCTTTCGCCGGAGATAGCCAAGATAGTCGGCTCCTTCCTCGGGCTGCCACCACACCTTGAGCAAGTCTGGGTGGGAAGGGTGAAGGTCAGGGTTGATTGTGACTAACGCGCATGGAGATAGGGAGTTGTCCCTAAATCCCTTGTCCTTGGCAAAACGGTCGTAGACCTTGTAACTAGCCACCTTGAGGGCGTGCATGGATATGCCGCTGATCGGGTCTTTGAGGACGCTATAGGCCGATTCGTGCTTATGCCCTGCCACATAGAGGTGATCGCGGGTGCCAAGCATAGCGGCCTTCATAGGCCCGTGGGCGGGGTTCCAAACGGACGATCCGGCATGGTCGTGGCGGCTGTTTACGCGCACCTCGGTTCCGTTCGGAAACCGCAGCGCGATCCGGGCCTCGGAGGACTTATACAACGCCCCCTGCTGGCGGGCTATCCACTTGAGGGGGTCGCCCGCCCCTGACCACAGGTCGTGGTTACCGGCGAGCAGCCATAGCCAGTCGCAACGCCCAATAAACCACTCGGCCAACCGCCACGCTTGCGAAGCAGACGTACTCTGATCGGCGTAGAGGCGCGCTAGGCGGCCTACCCAGTTGTTAGTGGTATCCCCTACGTTAACGGCAAACAGCCCCTCTGTGGCCCTCACGAGGGCCGTATGGCGTTCTAGGGCCTCTATGTCGGTGCCGTCGTCATCAACGTGGGGGTCGCCAAAAAACAAGATGCCAATGGGGCCGGGTACCTTAATGCGAATGGGAATCAGTCGTGATGCTTCTTCGTGGGTGCGTTTGTGTGCGAACTGGCGTTTGCGGTGGGCGATCAGTTCGTCAATCGGAAC